TTTGCAGCTTGCTTCACTCTCCTGAGCCAAGTGCGGCTGAGGAACGGAGTCCACTTCCAGGTGGTCCTACTCTTCATAGGGCCTCCCTCGGGAGCACCGTTCAGCCCGACTCTAGCGGATCCTGTCGGATTCCAGGCGTTTGTAGTGTCGTCCTCGGACGGGTCAGGGCAGAAAATGCCCCGGAGTACGCGATCTCGAATAGAGACGGTGCGCTCCGTGTCCGTCCAAGGGTCCTGGGGAGGATCGAAGTCACGCTCGAGGGAGTAATACGCAGCCAGGAACTTGTCTCGCTTCTCCCTTGGGAACCCACCAGGGTTGATGCCCTCGGGGGTCCTAGGGGTTGGAAGCAAGGCTATAATGTTCCTAAGCCGTGTATTGGGCATGCCCTTCACGGCCCTAGGGCCGATCAGGGATATCATGCTCAAGAGAGTTCTGTAGTTCAAGTGGAAGTACTTGAGCTTGAACTCCCATCCCTCTGCGGAGATGATCCTCCCCGCAAACTCACCTAAACAGCCTTGAAGTGACTTGGGCTCCGAGATGGATACACCGAGTTTGGATATAACAAACTTGTATCTGTCTGCTAGGTCCTTATCGGCGATTACCAGGTCGTCACCTAGTATCACGTAAGGTGCCTCAGCGGGAGGCCCATCCCACAACCCACGCACAATGGCGTGGTGGGTGAGGGCAAAGGCTGCAAATGACGGGATCGCCCCAAGGGGCTGACCTGTCATCCAGCGCACTCCTATAGCGCTGCGCACGCTTCCCTTGTACCCGACTCTTGCGGGTATCCGGGACAAGACTGTAAAGGTGTCAACCCACATCCGCTGGTTCGCCGTGCGGGACAGCTCCATCAGCACGGTTCTAGTGAGCTGGAGAGGCATGCGATCAGTAGCTGAGGAAAGGTCGAAAGAGAACACCTCTTTCCCTTCCTTAAGCCAACCGATCACCCTCTCCGCCCCAGCCACCTGGTTGAAGGTGCAATCCTGTGGGATCTTAGCGAGCTGGGAGTATAACTCCTTCGCCCACGGACCCATGAGGTACTGCACCCACTGACTAGGTGCATAGAAGAACCGTGCCTTCCCGTCCCTCTGCACGCGGCATCGCACGGTGCCTATGGTACCGAACTCTGCCCTGGGTGACTCCAAGTTCCGCTCAAGGAGCATACATGGGACCTGTGCTAACGCATAGGGCCATGACTCCTCGATGCCAAACCTGGAGGCCCATAATCGCAGTGTCTGTGAGTCCATGGCGAGTTCCTCCCATTCAAGGGAGAGTTTCCCGTCGGGGCCCACAGTGCGAAGCGCCAGAGGGTTGCGGACAGGAATCACGTTCGGCAAGCGAACCTCCGGGAGTATACGCCTCATAGGCTTATGGATCCCTATGTAGCTTAAGGGGATCCAAGCCCTCGGGTGATTGCGATCACCCTTGTAAGAGATAACGTGTACTCCCTCTGGAAGAGGGGACAGGACTGCCTTCTCGAACTTCTCAACGTCCTCCAGGGATGGTTCGTCCGACACCGCTGCCATAGCGGTGAAGAGGCGCCAAACCTGGATTAGTTGAGAAAACTTTCGAAAAGAGCCCTCGCGGGCTGTGCGTTCTGCATAGGTCAGGTAGACCTGTGAGAACCACGCAGGCTTGTCGGGTTGCTCACCCGCTCGGATCTTGAGTAGGTATTGGATGACGCTCTTGCAGCGTTCCGACGCCCACTTGAATCCGGAACTCTTGGCCCAACGCTCCACCGCACGAGCCACAGAGAGCTTGTACGGTTTTGCGATAAGTGGATGTAGTGCCAGTGCTTGTCTTACGACGACTGTGCTCATGGTAAACACCTCCATGATGTG